TGGGAGGATGGCGATGCTGAAGTTAAAGATCTAGAAGCAAGAATGCTTACAGATTACTCCCTACCTCCAATGGATATGATCGGATAAAATGCCTACTAGTCCTTATTTTCCAAGCTATTACGATGGTTATCAAGGTGAGCAAGATCTAGTTCAAGATCTTGTTGACGAGCAGATTAAGCTGTTTGGTTCTGATATCTATTATCTACCCAGAACTATTCTCAAAGATAATACATTAGATGATCTAATTTATTCTAAATTTGAAGACCAGTTTCAGGTTGAAATGCTTCTACAAAATGTGGAGGGATTTGGTCAGTCAGAATTTATTAGTAAGTTTGGTCTAAAAGTAACACAAGAAATTAAGTTCCATGTTTCTTCTAGAAGATGGAAAGAAGAAGGAACTGCTTTTAATTTGGATGTCAGACCATTGGAAGGAGATTTACTTTACTTTCCATTAACTAAAGACTTATATGAAATTAAATTTGTTCAAGTAGAAGAGGTATTTTTCCAGTTTGGTCAACTACCATTCTATTCTATTACTGCTGAAATCTATGAGGTTGGTAGTGATAAATTTGATACTGGTGTTAGCGATATTGATACAGTAGAACTAACCACTAGTGCTGCTATTGATATTGTATTTGTAGCTAGTAGCGGTGATGCTGATTTTGAAATTGGTGAAACAGTTACTAGCTTGCTCTCTAATGTTACTGCTACTGTATCTGATTGGGATTCTGCTACAAGAACATTAACTGTTATCAATAGATCAGGAACATTTATTGAAAGCGAATTTGTAACTGGTGCTGATAGTGGTGCTCAGTGGACAATTGAATCGTTCTCTACAATTGAAGATACAAATACTGAGTATGATGAAAATAAATATATTGAAAACGAGTCAGACGATATTCTCGATTTTACAGAGAACAATCCGTTTGGAGAATATGGTAATTTTATGGATAGCTTCTAATGTTAGGTAATCATTTTTATAACGAGGCAATACGAAAAACGGTAGTTGGCTTCGGAACACTATTCAATAATATTGAAGTACAGAGGAGAGATCCTCAGACTAAAGAAGTTATTGAGGTTCAGAAAGTTCCTCTTTCTTATGGTCCCAAAGATAAATTTATTGCTAGAGTTGAGCAAAACATAGATCCTACTCCAGGAGCACCATACGAGAATATGAGAATTCCTCGTATGTATTTTGAAATGACTGGGATTAATTATGATGGAGCAAGAAAGGTAAGTCCTATTCAAAAATATAAAAACATTATTGCTGACAATGGCAATGAAATAAGAGTTCAATATGTTCCTGTTCCTTACAATATTGATTTTGAACTGGGTGTGCTTGTCAAGTCACAGGATGATGGATTACAAATTGTAGAGCAAATCCTACCATACTTCCAACCAAATTTCAACATCACTGTTAATTTTGTTCCAGAGATGAACGAAAAGAAGGATGTTGCTATTGTTATGAATAATGTTGATCTAGATGATACTTGGGATGGCGAGTATGCTAATCGTAGATCCATTATTTGGACTTTTCAATTTACTGCCAAGTCATATATCTACGGTCCCTTCAATCAGGCTGACATCATTCGTAAAGCTATTATTTACGAAACTGTTGGTGATCTTGAACAAAATAAGCGTAATGCTAGATTTACATATACTCCAGAAGCATTACAAGATTATAATGAAGACGGAGTAATTAACCAAGCAGATGATGCTTTTGTAACATCCGAAGAAATTGTCGAAGCGGAGAAAATTCCTCCTATCAAAAAAGAAGATCCAGAAAAAGATTACGAATATACTAGAGGTCAACTCTACGACCTCATAGAGAAGGGCCAGGAGGCCGTACAAGGGGCTTTAGAGGTCGCTCAGGAGTCAGGGCACCCTAGAGCTTACGAGGTCGCTGTGAACGCTATGAAGCAGGTCTCAGACATGACTGATAAATTAATTGATCTCCAGAAGAAAATGAAGGATCTCGATGCCCCTGTTAAAGGCAAAGGACCAACTACTGTTAATAATACTATGTTTGTTGGATCTACAGCAGATCTTCAAAAGATGATCAAAGAGATGGGTAAGAAGTCAGAAGAATAAATAAAAATAAAAAATGTCTTATATTAGACACGATATTAATAATAATCCAGTTTCTCCCCAACCAGGATCTAATACAGTTACTGTATTAGATAACTGTGAAGGATGGACTCCTATCACATATGAAGTTTGGAATGCTGATTATGTTGCTAGAAATTCTGACAATACAGTAAGAACTCCTGGTACATATCAAGCTAGGAATTCTGACAATACAGTAAGAACTCCAGCAGCATATCAACGTCATGACATAAACAATGACCCAGTTGATATTTGTCCACAAGGAATAGGTAGTGATGATCCAGCAAATGCTGCTGAACCAGATGCTACAGCATGGGTATTGATGGATGGTCCTTTCTACAACACTCCAGGTGATCCAAATTCTGGATTTGTTGGAGGTCAAAGTTGGAGAAAGATGGCACCATCAGCACCAGTAAATGGAAAAACATCTTATATTTACGGCGATGAAACTGTAACTTGGACTGGATCAGAATGGCAATATGCCAATCTATATACAGGTGTAATTGCATCATCTTCTAGTAATGTTGTTTATCCATGGCTTGCTACATGGAGTGGTAATTATACTGGAGCAAAGATTACATCAGCATATGTAAAAACAACTAATTACCCAGCGGTTCCATAATGGCACAATACAGTAAGCACTACAATAATTACCTACCACAGGAAAAAACCAACTTTGAAGTTGTGATGCTTGCCGATAACTACGGCAACATCAACGCTGGAACTGGTGGCACAGCAACTGATGCCTTTGGTAGAAGCAGAATTGCTGAACCAGTAACACTCTTTGATAGTCAGCATCGTTATGAAGAGAATACTTACTGGGATACTAGTTTAAGTAATGGTGCTGATAAGCAATACAACATTCATGAAAGCACAGTATCACTTATCGTAAATGGCACTCTTAACTCTAAAGTAGTTAGAGAAACAAAAAGAGTATTCACATATCAGCCTGGCAAATCGCTTCTGATAATGAATTCATTTGTTTTCAACGCTCAACTTGCTGGTCTTCGTCAAAGGATTGGATACTTTGGTGCTGATAACGGCATTTACTTTGAGAACGATGGCACAGGTAATTACATCGTGCTCCGTAGAAAACTCACATCTGGTGCTTATACAGAACAGAGAATAGCACAAGCAGATTGGAATGTAGATCAGTTTGATGGAACTGGTCCTACGTTGAGAACACTTGATATCTCAAAAGCAAATATCTTCTGGTTAGATATTGAGTGGTTAGGTGTTGGTGATGTTCGTTGTGGATTTGTTGTAGATGGAAGAATGGCAATCGCCCATACATTCCATAATGATAATGTCAATCCGACAACTTACATGACAACTGCTATTCTTCCTTTGAGATTAGAGATTGAGAATACTGCCGCTACTGGTGTAACTTCGACCATGAAGCAGATTTGTAATACTGTTATTTCGGAAGGTGGATTTGAGAAGAAAGTAAAGAGAGCACATGTAGCTAGAGATGCTGATATCTCTGCTTTGACTACTGGATTTGTTCCAGTAATTTCATTCAGGTTGAATTCAAGTCACTTAGATGCTGTCATTATTCCAGATCTATTCCACGTATTCTCAACTGCCACAGGAAACTTTGAGGTTGTCATCATTCGTGGCGGAACCTTGAATGCTACTTCTTGGACATCACAAGGAAGAATTGAATATAACACAGATGCCACAACTATTACAGGTGGCACACACACATCTCACTTCTATGTGGCAACCACACAACAATCTGGTGGTGTTGGTTCTGGTGAAGATGGATATAACTGGGATACTCAACTCACCCGTAACTTAGATGGCACAGCAGAGATCGTAACGATTGCTGCCAAATCATTAGATAATGCTGCTAAAAATATTCGTGGAGCAATCTCTTACTACGACCTAACATGAAAAAGAAAGTACCTTCAGAAAAAGAAATTGCTAGAAAGCATAAAGTTTCTGTTGCTTACATTGTGAGACAAGCAGAAATTGGATCTACAGTGGAGCGTGAGCATGTAACAACTCACGATGAAGCTTACGGTATTGCTTTACAACATTTAGACGAATTTCCAGATTACTACAAACATTTATTAGCCATGGAAAAGAAACTTAAAGCAGAAAATAAAAAGAAAAAATCTTACAAAGAAATGAAAGAATCTCTTTTTGAGAATCATATTGATGTTGCTATGGGGAGAGAACTCGATGATGAGGGAGCAATGATTATGAATCAAATTGAAGAAATCAAGCATTGCTG